AACAAAACGCATTTGCAGCTGCCGCGCATTGTGTCAAGAATGTTGTATCAGCTACGGTCGCGGTACCGATGCCTAACCAGTCTTCAATTTGCCCGGCTGTAATCCAAGTGCATGTAGGTGCATAGGTTAGCGTGCCGGTTGCTGGGCCGCGCTCGACGTCGGCCGCCGTCAATGCAAACAAGACTTGGTTTTGTATCGGCAAGTCATAGTTATAAAGCAGGTCGCCGTACTCGTCTACGCCTAAAAAATAAAACTGCGGGCAAGCATAAACAGTGCGCGTACCGTTGAATGTTGCGTCAACGGCCGCGACTGTAATGCTGTCGCCGGGCTGTACCAGCGCGTTAGTAAGCAGTTGCAAAACGCCGTAGTTATCAACGATTTGCTTGTGCGTGATTGAGTAAACCGCCATGGCGGTAGCCCGCCTTTCGGGTTATGCGTTTACGAGCTTAACGAACTTGGTTGCGTCGGCCATGAAGACAGCTGCGTAACCGCGGAACGCAATAGTGCGGCCAAGCGTGCTTGGAACGTCCACTGAAATTGCGCCTTTCATCTGCTCGTAGAACTCGAAGCCCGCAGCTGCACCAGCGGCGTGACCAACTACACCAGAAAGTGTGCCGGTCGTGGTTCCGCCTGACATGTTTTTGTCAACTACAAGCGTAAGGCCGAGCGGGTTACCGTTCCACGATACTGCGGACTGTGTGCCTGCTGCGTTGTAGCCACCAAGTCCGGGTGCGCCAACAAATGGGAACACTGGGCGGTTGTCGCCGTCTACGGCCATACCCAATTTGGCCCATGTCACGGGTGACACGACGTAATGGGTTGGCAAATAGTTGCTGGTGTTTGAGATTTGAAACGCTGCACCGTAAACGGCCTCGACGATGTCTTGGCCTGAGAAGCTGCTAAGTGTTTCGGTTTGTGTGGTTTGTGCTACCAACTGGTCTACTGCGTAGTTGTCGGTTGCTTGACCGTAAGCGATTGCCAACTGCTCAAGAATAATGTTGATTGACGCGGGGTCACTCCAGTCAAGGTCTTGTTCGGACACGGTGACATATGTCCCAAAACTAAGTTTGCTGACATCAGAGTTAGACACGCTGACAGTTGATGGGTCGAGCGGGTTCAGTTGGCCGGTTGGCTGCTGCGTTACTACTGGGCGGGTAACAATTTTTGGGCGGCGGAATGTTGCCCCGGCTTGGGGCATCGCTTTTGTACCGATGGCGCTAACAAACGGGCGAATAGGATTGAGCCCGTCATACACGCTGCCAGTAATAATTTCGGGCAAGATACCGGGTGTGTCAGCGGTGGTGATGTCTGGCGCAGCTGCTTTAATGCGTGCGTTCATTTCGGCAAATGCCGTGGTGCCTGCTGCCATTGCTGCGATGTATTCGCTAGGTGTTGGCAACTTAAATTGTGGTTTAGCAGTTGCCCACAAAGGAGCTGTAGGTGTTGATGCCTCGACTACTGGTGCTTGGTTTTCCATGACGGGTGACTCCTCTGGGGTTTCTGTTGTTTCTTCTTCGGTTTCGTTCTCGTCGGTGTCGGGTTCCGTCTCTACTGATGTTATATCAGACTGTGCAGCAATTTGGTGGATTTTCGCATCGGCAAACGCGCCTTCGGAAACCATGCTTAATTCTGACCAGATAGCGGCGGTGACGTGCATAACGCCGTCTACCATTGTCCACTCTGTCGGGGTTGCCCCAACTGAGACCGAGTCGAGCACGCCGTCTTGTGCGAGTGTAAGACTTTCGTCGCCGGCACGGGTGGCCGAGATACGCGCGGCAAACATTACGCCTTCGGGTGTTTCTACGCGCTCGGTCACAATGCCAATGGGCTTTGTCGAGTCGTGGTACTGCATGAGTTTTGGCGCGGGGCCGTCAACTGGCAAACTGCCTGGCAGAAAAAGCACCTCTTGCCCGGTACTGGTACGTGCGGCCACGTTGTATGGCGCGGCTAAACCGTAAATTGTGCGCTTAGGCGTTGAGCCTTTAGCGGCCTCGACAGTAAAAGAGCTGGGAATAAACCTAATCATTTCTAACCTCGCTTGGGTAATCCATTGGGTTTTGGTTTGCGGTTGGCATTGAGATTTCTTCTTCTACGTCTATTTCGCCCATGTAGGACTCTGACAAATAAGACTCGACGTCAAACTTAACGTAAGTGCCGTGGGGTAATACGTTGTCACTAGACAATGTTTCGCTGATGCAGTCAATAAAAGCCTTGGCGCCAAATAGGTAAAGGTCGGCGCGTGCGCCTTGTGACGTGGTGTATTGGTACGAGCCTTGGTCAATGCCGGCAAGGTAGTTGGGAATATTGGCTGCGCGGCAGAGTTCGCGAGCTTGGAAGTCGCGTGACTCTACCAACATCATTTTGTCGGGCGTTGCTGTAGTGGCCTCGTATGTTAAAGACTCCGAAAGTGCCGCCGTCTGGTTCGTCATTCTGGCCGCGTTAAAAAGTGAAGCCAAGTCGGCAAGTTCTTGGCCGCTTAAAGGCTCCCCCGAGATTTGCCGAAGCACACCGGCTGGTATGGCGCTTTCGGCATTGCGTCGTGCGCTTTCGGTTAGGCGAAGCGCGGTTTGTATTGCATCGTTTGACGTGTAAAGCAAACCTTGGATTGGTGAAAGAAACTGCACTAAGTTTTCGGACTCAATAGGCAGACCAGAAAAATAGACTTGCTTAGACGGGCCAAACCATACTGGCCCGGCTTGGTCTTGAGTGGTGACCATTGCAGCTGGTAGGCGCTCAAATGAAGCGGGGTAACCGTCGGCAGTTCTAGATTTTACATAGAGAAACGCTCTTCCATAGAAGAAAAGGTCATCAAATAACCAACTTAGACAAAAGTTATTTGGCACGTCGGGGTCTAGTCGAGCAAGCCAAGCGCGGGGGGCAAGTGGTACGGGTTCCATTTCTTCGCCGTTCCAAATGTCGCGATACATCTCAAGTTTTAGGCAACCAACAACGCTGGCCATAAGGTCACGAGCGCGTGAGATAGTCGGGACGCTCATAGCAATTTGGCGCATTTCGCCATTGGTGTAAGCGTAGAAATTGTTTATTTGGGTAGCGCCAGAGTTTCCGCCGTAGCCATAACCAACGGCAGCTTTAACTTCGGGGTCAACTGACGTGCCGAGTGCAGCAACTTTGTTACGTCCAAATAAAGCCATGTGGATATTGTGCCATTCTTTTGTGCGCGAGTTGTGGATAACCTCGCAAATCCCGACGAAATGCGAGGCTGTCCACCATCGAGTGTACTACCTGCTGATAACAAGTAAAGGCTTGCCGGCGGAACTCGGGCGCGACTCTAAAGCGGCGGCCCATACCATGCACCGGGCTAACTCAATCGGACCAGGCGAACGGGTAGAGCTGAGCGCCACACTGCCTTGGTGTTTAATCATGACGGCGCGCTCGACATGTTCGGCTAATAGTTTTTCGCCAGTCTGGCCGATGCGGTTTTCTACGATTAGTGACCGAACGGCAAGAGTCCATTTCAGCAACTCACGGTAGCCAACGATGGTGCGCCGGCGCTCATGCTTGGGCGGGCAATGGGTTTCTAGAACTGGCGTTATTGCGATACGCAGCTGCGGATTACGTTCTACTTCGCGCTCGACACAAGCCCACATTTCGGCCATGTTGTCTACGTCAAAAGCGGTAGTAATTACGGTTTTATTTTCTACTCGTACGGCGCGCACGCCTACATACCGTGCCTCGTCTATTGACTGCTCGATAGCGAGGACGCCGCCGGCTGGGACTTCGCCGGTGTAGAGGCAGGCTTCCCAAAGACCGTTTTCTAACCAGCCCGAGTGTGAGCTAGTCCAAGTGTTGACCGACCCACGTAAAAACGCGTTGCGGTTTGGGGCCTTGGCTTCAGCCTCAATAACGCGCATGTCAAGCGTGTGGCCAAGTGCGGGGTTTGCGTACTTCCAAGCCTCGGGCGTCATCGGGTCAATGTTGCTAGGCGGTGAATACTCGGCGAAGTAGAGCGGGCCGTGGTCGCCAGCGTCAATAGCGCGTATGCCTTGCTCGCGCCAACGCAACATGGCTTTTGACTCTGGGGTGCCGGCAGTGCTGAACATAAGCATTAATGGATTTTTGCGGGCGCGCTGGGACGGTAAAAGTCCTTCATCTATGGCGGCCTCGCTGACACTCCATACCTCGTCAACACAAATAAGGTCGGCGCTATAACCGTGCCCGGCTTGTGGGGTAGCTGCGCGCACCAGCCAAGTGCTGCCGTCTGGCATCTCTAGGTTCATGCGACCGTATGACCAAGAAATCTTGGCATTGAACTTGGCGCCAAGAATGGGTGCAAGGTACTTAAACAGCGCGGTAGACAAGTCGAGTTGGTGACTGCAAGTTATGACGGTTTGGGGTTTGCCGCGCCCAAAACCTTGGGTTGCTAACCAGCTGCCAATAACCGCAGCCATAGCAGTTGTCTTTCCATTTTGTCTGGCCACGGAACACAAACCGACGCGGTTAACAAAGTTGCCGGCGGGGTCTAATTCTGTCATGCCGTGCAATATTTGGTATTGCCACGGTTGCAATTTGACGCCCAAGACCTTCTCTGAGAAATCCCCAATGACGGCAGCGTGTGATAGCGCACCACTTTTAGTGGTCGTTTCTAATCGGGGCTGGTCGTGGCCAGTTACCGCCAGTTCGCTTGTTTCCGCCAAAAATAGAGGATTTAAGACTTGCGGGGGCTTCCGTTCGCTTCCAGAAAAAAAACTTCCGTCACTGTGCGTGGTTTTTTGCGTGTTGAGTTCTAGTACGCCGTTTTGCTCGCGCTCTTTCCGTACCCGGTAGGCCTGACCGCG